ACGAAGCGGCATTGGCGGAGCTGGGGGTGAGCTGATGAAAAAAAGCGAACTCATTGCAAAAACCGCCACCGTCAAGAGCGACACCAAGGCTGCCCTTGAAACTCTGTGGGAGCAGATTAACAAGGGTCAGCAGAAGCAGATTGTCAAGGTTAAAGAGGTCAAGGAAATGCTTGACAGGTATGGCGTGGAGTACGAGAGCTGACCTTTTTGCTGACATCGGCAATATGAACGCGGAAAAGCGGCAGCATGACCAAAGCTAATATGATAAGCCTTATCTTGGATAAGCAGAGAGGAGTGTAAAATGAAAATCTATTTATCCCCGTCCATGCAGAAATACAATGTATATTCGGCGGGAAACACCACCGAGGCGGAGCAGTGTCACCGCATCGGCGTGTTTGCAGCTGAGGCGCTGAAGCGCTGCGGCTTCGAGGTGAAGCTTGCGGCGGCGACCCAGACCGCCGAGCAGAATGTGTCCGAATCGAACACATGGGGCGCGGACTACCACGTCTGCATCCACACCAACGCCGCATCAGGCAAAGCCCGGGACGTGGTGGTTTATACCTCCGAGAAAAATCTCTCGGACAAGTGTGCGGCTGGCGTATATGCCGCCATCGATGCGCTGGACAACCACACATCTGTCTACGGCATCCGCAGCGCGAGTTTTTACGAAATCAAATATACAAACGCAAAGTGCATCTACATCGAAGCCGAGTTTCACGACAACGCCGATCTGGCGCAGTGGATTATTGACCACGTTGAGGACATCGGCGAGGCAATCGCAAAAGGCTTCTGTACGGGTACGGGAGTCAAATACATAGCTAAGGAGAAAGATATGTTTAAGGACATTACAGACAGCAAATTCAAGGCGAACATTGAATGGTGCGCCGATAACGGCATCGCCAGCGGCTACGCTGACGGTACCTTCAGACCTAACGAGCCTGTGACTCGTGGGCAGATGGCGGCTTTTATGCACAGACTTTACAACAAGCTGAAGGAGGAAGCGAAGAATGGATGCACCTGATAAAGCTCTGCAGATAAAGGCTGCAGTCTCCGCCGTGATTGCCTTCGGCACCGCGCTGTTCGGCTGGGTGGGCTGGGTAATAATCATCTGGCTTATTGCCATGCTGCTTGACTACATAACGGGCTCGATTGCGGCTTTGAGCTGCGGGGAGTGGAGCAGCTCCATCGCCCGGAAGGGCGCATGGCACAAGCTCGGCAGCATTGCCGCAATTCTCGTAGCGGCGCTGTGTGATATCGCCTTCGGCGTAATTGTGCAGCAGTTCGGCGAGCTGCTGCCGTTTGATTATGACTGCTTGATAACGCCCGTGGTGGCGGTGTGGTACATCTTCACGGAGCTGGGCAGTATAACAGAACACGCCGCCAAGCTCGGCGCCCCCATCCCCAAATTCTTAATTAAAATGATTGCAAAAATCAAGGACACAACGGAGGATGCTGGCGAGGACATAGCAGAATAAAAAGAGCCTCTTCGGAGGCTCTCTTTAGCTTGAAAATTAACTTGAAAGCATTTTTAACTTGGCTTTTAGCTTCTGTTTTTGGCAGTTTTCGGCTTGCGCTGGGGGATGCTGAGGAGGATAAGAAAAAGCCCGAAAGCATTGAGCTTTCAGGCTTTTTCCCGTTTTTCAACTGGTGCTCCAGCGGGGATTCGAACCCCGGACACCCTGCTTAAAAGGCGTGTGTTCTCTGTAAATAAATCCAGCAATATCAATGGATACGCAGGTTCGTTTGATATTTTATCTTGAAATTTAACTTCTATTAGTATGTAAGAATGCTTTTCTATCGTGCTTATCGAGTATTTCGTATTTTTTGTCTCCTATGGCATCCAATACATCTCTTCTGTTGTATACCTTGTCAACACTTCGCTTATTATTATAATATATTTTGATAAAATACAACAACAAGATATGGATTTTTTAATGTAATCTGCACAACATATAGATGCTATATGCTCTCCCCAAACGTTTTCGCCACATACTGCATGATATCTTCTGGTCTATTCTCCATCAGATGTGTGTAGATGTTCAGCGTGAGCTGGACGGTGGAATGTCCTGCGAGATACTGTACCGTCTTTATCGGGGTTCCTGACAGAATCATCTCTGTAATATACGTATGCCGGAGCTGGTGCGGGGTTACATGAAAATCCAGTGATATTGCAATCTTGTGCTTCGGGATAACGTCCCCGATTTTCAACTCCTTTGTCACCGCCTTCCCGTCCTTCATGGTGGAGACGGTGCGGCAGCTGCGGACGCGTATTACATCCCAGAGCTTGCGGTAGGATGCAAAGCTCATGGCTTCACCAACGCTATTGACAACGACAAAATCGCCCTTCGTTTTTGCCAGCTCAGCCTTCAGGCATTCGACCAGCTGCGCAGGGATTGGAATATTCCTGCGAGCCGCATCGCTCTTTAGCTCCTCGCTCACAATTGCGGCATTCTTCCCGTCCCACCGAACAGCCCGGAGCACCGAAATGTGCGGAGCTGCACTGTCAAGCTCCACACAGTCCCACTTGAGTCCCAGCGCCTCCTCACGGCGAAGTCCGGCGTAAAGACACAGCATGACAAAGGGATAAGCCTTCGTCCCTCTGACGGCATCTACGAGCCTCTGCTGCTGTTCCTTTGTCAGCGGCACCTTCTCGGCAGCGGGCTTGCCTCCCGCCTTCAGCTCCGAGCAGGGATTACTCTTTATTATCCGAGCCTTTTCCGCTGCTGTGAAAATCCTCTTGAGCGTGACAACTATCTTTTGCTGCGCCGATTGCGACAGCCCCGACACCTTTGCCATTACCTCCTTGATGTCGTCAGACGTCACCTCAACCATGCGCATTCCCCCTATCACGGGGCAAATATGATTGTTGATGGCGTTGGCATAGTCGTCCTTGCGCTTCTGCCCAACCTCTCCCGTGTTGAGCCGATACCACTTCGCGGCGTACTCATAGACAAAAGGATTTCCAACTGAGCAAGCCATGTCCTGAAGCTCCTTCTTCTTAGCCTCGACTTTGGCTCTGCACTCAGGCTTCGTCTTCCCGTAAACGGGTATCCACTTCCCTGTTAGCTCGTTTTTGATTTGCTTTCGGTACAGTCCCGTTTTTGGATTATACGAAAACTCTGGAGCTTGACGCTTCGCCATATTATCACCTCCCATAATTGCTGTTGACCGCTTAGAAGCGGCGTGCTATTATAAAAGGGCAGACTACTCCCTTGGTTTGACGGCTGAGTGGGTTTTCTGCCCCCTGACCGTTCGGTGCTGGTAACGCCGGACGGTCTTTTTTATTCTGCTTTTTCTATGACTTCAATATTTGCATAGAACTCTGAGGTGTCATATTCAAGTTCGTATGTGGTTCTGCTTTCGTCATCATCATAGCTGGTAATGTACTTATACTTACCGCCGTAAAGCCGAGCAGAAATCTTTTCAATGCGATTCCCGTTTATCACCTTCAGCAGATGTGCGCAGCTGCCCTTCTTGATATACCCTATGTGTTCACCGTCAACGACAACCTTAATCGCGTTCGGGTCGTACGGGTTTTCGGATTCGGGGACAAGCTCGACCTTAACAGGTTGAAAGCAATACTGATAAACGGATTCATCTGCCATGCCGGCATCTATGAGCTCTTTCTTGCTCATAGCATATTCGGGATTTTTTATGGCAAGGCGCTTGAAAGCATCTTGATAATGAGAAGTGCCAGTGATTCTGTAATTCTTGACTTTGGAATCTGCTGCGGCCTCGCTGTCCACAGCTTCATGCGTGGTGGCAGTCCTCTCAGGTTTCGGCATCGGCGCAGCTGCTTTCTGTACGGGCGCAGGAGGCTCAGCGCTCTTAGCTCCCGAGGCTTTTTTCTTTTTCAGCCAAAAGAAGATGAACACACCCGCGATGATTAAAGAGATAACTGCTGCACCGATATTGTTTGAAATAAGGGCAAGTGCATCAATTGCAAAGAGTATACCGACAATAAGCATCCAATTCTTTTTCATATTTATTCTCCTCAAACGGTGTTCGAATCGAACACATTATAATTTGGCTCGGAGTTCAACTACTCTGCCGAGTATTTGAACCGGGAGCTGTTCAATTTCATCATTGGTGTAAAACATAGGGTCGAAGGCGGGATTGCTTGAAATGAGCGTTACGCCGTGCGGTCCTTTTTTTATTCGCTTAACCGTTCCTTCGTCACCGTTGACCAATACAACGGCTACTTCTCCGTCCTGAACATCAGGCTGCATCCGTACAATGACCACATCGCCATCAGAGATTTTAGGTTCCATGCTACGCCCTTTTATGACTAAGCCAAAGTATTCTCCGTCGCACGCCATATCTGCGCTCAAATCTTCCCAGTCAATGAATTCTTCGACCGCATCAATCGGAAGCCCAGCCGCTATCCTTCCGAGCACAGGTATGCGAACATATCGATTCCCGGGGGTGTCTGTCTTTCCAACTATATAGTCTATTGACACGCCTAAAATTGCTGAAAGCTTGGCTAAAGAATCTCCATCAATTTTCGTTTCTCCGCGTTCCCAATCGGAGTACCCGCTTTGCGTTATCCCAATTTTTGCAGCTAATTCCGCTTGAGTGAAGCCCGCTGCTTTTCTTGCGTTTTTGAGATTGCTGTTCATAAGAATATCGCCTCCAGCTATAATAATATGGCTAATAGCTATATTATTCAATATTTTTGGACGAAAAGCTATAATTTACCCATATTACTATTGACAAACACTTCGGATGGTGCTAAAAATATGGCTATAGCCCATAATCGGAGGTGATGAGAATGAAAGGCTTAAAGACGTGCCGTGTAAAAGCGGGGCTTACTCAGGTCGAGCTTGCGCTTCAGATAGGCGTACACCAGTCAACAGTCGCTGACTGGGAGACGGGTAAAAAGTACCCTACTGGAGACAAGCTCCCCAAGATTTCAAAGGCGCTCGGCTGCACCATTGATGAGCTTTATGCAGAGCAGCCCGCATAACCTTTGCACGGTTCCCTTGTAACCCTCCGCAATTATGATTATATCCCAAGAAAGGAAATGAAGCCATGCAGGATGAATGCACGAACATTTACAAAATAGCAAGGATGACTGCAGGTAAGACCCAGGAGCGCTTTGCCGAAATGATAGGCGTGAGCGTAGAGGCAATCAAACAGTACGAAAACGGCACGATAATGCCCTCGGACAATGTTGTGGCGCATATGTGCGAGGTATCGGGGCATCATCTCCTCGGCTACTGGCATATCTGCCATAAGTCCAAGGTGGCTGCGGACATTCTACCGCAGGTCTCGGAATGCTCTCTGCCTCAGGCTGTAATCCAGCTCATCTGCAGAATCCGAGACTTCGCCAACAATCACCGCACGGACGAGCTTATGAATATTGCTGCCGACGGGCGCATCGATGAGAGCGAGCGTGAGCTGTTCCTTCAGATTGTCGATGAGCTTAACGACCTTGTGCAAGCGGCGATGACGGTTAAATACGCAAAGGCGGGTGACGGAAGTGGGCGATAAGTTTCTCACCAAGAACGATGTGTGCGAGCTTCTCCTAATCTCTCAGAAGACCCTTGACCGCATCGTCTTTGACGGAATGCTTCCCGTGTACAAAATCCGCGGGCAGTGCCGCTTTAAGAGCTGCGACGTGGAAATGTACATCGATGCCTGCAAGCGGGAGCATACTCCAGCGCAGCTCCTGCCGCCCGTCAGGAAGCGCATGGAGAAGATGTCAAGCTATGCACCCGACCTTCCCTCCACCTATGTGCCGGGCATGAAGGTGGTGTGACTATGGTAACGGAAAATAAAAAGAGCCGCACTCGCTGCAACGAGCACGACTCAAAACTGAACCTAAGTCCAATCCGCGACTTTATTATAACGATTTTGCGCAGAATTTTCAAGAGGATAATACCATGGCTGTAATGAGAGTTAAGAAAAATTCAAACTATACGACCATGTCGAACTACCACCTTGACGACAGGCGCCTGAGCCTCAAGGCCGTGGGGTTGTTGTCAAAGATTCTGCGGCTTCCCGATGACTGGGACTATTCCGTGGCGGGGTTGTCCCAGATATGCTGTGAGGGCAGGGATGCAATAAGCTCTGCAATAAAGGAGCTGGAGCAGGCGGGTTATATAATCCGCCGCCAGTCCTTTAATGAGAACGGTAAGTTCTCAGGCTTTGAGTACATAGTCCACGAATGCCCTCAATGCGTGGATGTTTCGCAGCTTGTAGAACACAGGCTCTCCGATGAATCCACGTTTACGGGTTTTCCGTCAACGGGAAATCCGTTTACGGAAAAACCGTTAACGGAAAACCCGCAGCAACCAAATACTAATATACCAAGTACTAATATACCCCCTATATCCCCCAAAAGGGGGAGTCGCAGGCAGAAGTCGGAGCCGAAGAAGGCACCCGAATGGAAACCCGAGCGTTTCGCCGCATTCTGGGAGGTTTACCCCAGAGGAGAGTCCAAGCAGGCAGCAATTGCCGCATGGGACAAGCTAAGACCCGATGATGAGCTTCTGGCTCTCATGGGCAAGTCACTCAAACGGCAGATGCAGTCGGAAGAATGGAAGCGCGGTATCGGCATCCCTTATGCCTCGACATGGATTAATCAAAGGCGCTGGGAGGACAGCTGCAAAACCTCTGCGGCTGCCGAGTCCGAGAGGAGGTATGAGGTATGGACGTGAATATTACCTACGATGCCGAGGCGGCTGTTCTCGGCGCACTTCTGATTTCGCCTGAGAAGCTCAGCGGCGAGATAATGTACCGCTGCCTTCAGCAGGATTTCACCTCACCGCAGCTGCGGCATCTGTTTATCGCGGCGCAGGAGCTATTCCTTGAGGACAAGCCCATTGACCCCGTTACCCTTGTTGCCAAGGCAGGCAAGGAATATGAAAAGACCGTACGGGACATTCTTGTTTCTGTTCCCACAGCGGCAAACTGGGAGGAATACGCAGCGCTCATCCGTGAGAACGGCGCTTTAAACCGACTCAAGACAGTAGCCATGCAGGTCATGACCTGCGAGGATGCTGCAGCAGCAATGCGCATCATGTCCGAGACGGTGCAGGATGTTGCCCAAAGCAAGGCATCTGATATCGTCTCAATTCAAGCGGGCTTGGATAACCTGATTGCCCGAATGAAGGATGCCACTCCTCCGAATTACCTCAAGTGGGGTATTCCCCAGTTCGACGACAGATTAACCGCCGACCAGGGCGACTTCATCATAATCGGTGCAGATGCCTCCGTGGGCAAAACAGCGCTTGCTCTGCAGCTCGCCTATGCCATGGCGGAATCGGGAAAGCGTGTCGGCGTGTTCAGCCTGGAGACCAGCGACAGAAAAGCCTATGACCGTATGTTTGCGAGACTTGCTCAGATAAAGCTTGCGGATATCAAGCATAAGACCTTGGGGCGCAGCGGCATCGAGAAGCTTGAAGCCGCCCGAAGCTCACTGCGCGGCATAAGGCTTGACATTCTGCCCTGCGCAGGGATAACCGTCCCGGGAATCCGCGCAATTACTCTCGCAAGACGGTACGATGTGATTTTCATCGACTATGTGCAGATAATCCAGTATGACGGAGCTTCCCGCACGGATATCGTGGCAAATATCTCAATGGCGCTGCACACCATGGCGCAGGCTCTGGGCGTGACGGTTATCGCACTGTCCCAGCTCACGCCGCCCGATAGCAAAACAACCCGTTTCCGCCAGAATCACAAAGAGGACCTGCGCGAGAGCCGACAGCTCATAAACGATGCAGATATAATCATGATTATGAGCAAGACCGACAAGGATAACGAAAACTACAGAGAGCTTGTCATCGACAAGAACAAGGACGGTCCTCTCGGCGTTGTTCCTCTGGATTTTAACCCCGAGCTTATGGAGTTTACTCCGCATAAGCTGACCCGCAGCGAGGCGTACCGTAATGTTCAGCGAGCCTGCCGCGAGGCGCGGCGCGAAAGTGCCTTGAAGGAAGTCCCCGAGGAGGTTCAGCTTCCTATCCCGGAAGAATTCACGGAGGGAAATGCGTCATGATTGTTGGAGATAAAATCGGGCATCTGCGCCCCTCCTTCGGAGAATCGGCGGGTGTCAAGAATCCGAGAAAATATGAGGGTGTTGTCGTTTACATACACCCCGAAAGAAGATTTTTCACCGTAGAGTTTAAATTCGAGTACGGCTCGTTCCGTCAAAGCTTTTACTTCCCGGCAAGAGCTGCCGAAGATTATTGCAGAAGGGACATGAGAAGAAAATGAAAGTAATCAGCATAATTAACCTCAAGGGCGGTGTGGGAAAGACCGTCACCACCGTTAACATGGCAGGAATCCTCTCCTCCGAATATAATAAGCGCGTCCTCGTAATCGATGCAGACCCTCAGGCAAACGCCTCACGCTTCCTTCGGACGGTTGCGGAGTATGACTGCGGTTTGGCGGGGATGCTGGAGGGCTTCATAACCTGCTGGGACGAATGTGTTTCCGAAACAAATATTCAGGGTGTCGATATCGTATCGGCAGACCTGTCCCTGCTCAACATGGATGTCGCAGCCGTGCAGGCAGATGCCTCCATCGTGAAGCGCATGGGCGATTTCATAGACAACATCCGCGAGGACGATGCTTATGACTACGTGCTTATTGATTGCCCGCCGGGCTTCACGGGCGTTTCCATTGCAGGTATCGCCACCAGTGACGAAGTGATTATTCCCGCGAAGATTGACGCCTTTGCCATGGACGGCATTGCCGAGCTTACGGCGCAGATTGATGCCGTCAAAAGGGCGAATAAGAGAATAAGACTTGCGGGTATCCTCGTGACCATGTGGCATAACGCACCCGCAGTCACCCAGGGCGAGCAGTTCCTCCGCAGCACAAATCTCCCCGTATTCGAGACCTATATCCGCCGCAGTGACAAGGTGGATGAAAGCACCTTCGTCCGCGCCCATCTGACTAAGTACAGCCGATACTGCTCCGCTGCCCGTGATTACCGCGACTTCGTGGACGAATATCTGGATAAGGAGGGTGAGCGCAATGGCTAAAGCCTTCGACTTGAGTCAGTATATGCCGAAGCTGAATGTGTCCGAATCGAACACAAAGCGTAATGAGGTAGTTTTAATCCCTGCGCGGAAGGTCTTCCCCAATGACATGAATTTCTACGATGTCAGCGATGTAAGCGACCTTGTAAACAGCATCCTTATTCACGGTCTGCTTGAGCCAATTGTGGTGCGCACTTCTGGTGACGGCGAGAGCTACATAGTCATTTCTGGACACCGCAGGCATAAAGCGTGGATGACCATCCTTGACGATAATCTCAGCGCAAATCCCGATGAGTTTCTCGAGATTCCCTGCTTTATCACCGAGCCGAAGGATGAGCTGATTGAGGAGCTCATGCTGATTCAGGCTAACTCCGCCACACGAGTCCTCACCTCCGCCGAGGTGTCAAAGCAGGCAGAGCGCGTGGAGGAGCTTGTGTACAGGCTGAAGGAGCAGGGCTATGAGTTCCCGGGGCGTATGCGCGACACCGTAGCCGCCATGTGCAATGTGAGCGCCACGAAGCTTGCAAAGCTGAAGGTAATCCGCGAGGGGCTTTGCTCGGATTATCTTGCGCAGTTTAGCGCAAGCCTGATTACTGAACAGGCGGCGTATTCAATTGCAAGGCTTCCGAAGGAATTCCAGCAGCGGCTTTATAAGGTTGACCCCACCATAAGCGGTTGCAACGCAGCAAACATAGTAAGTGCGTATTTTGATAGAGGCTGGCGCTGGGAGCCACAGCAGAGCTGTCCCGACGGAAAACCATGCAAGCGCGGTGACACATTTCTTCGGCACGATATCAATTGCTGTTCATATGAAATGTGTGGAGGCAATAAGTGCTGCTTAGAATGCGAACGCGGCAAGTCTCAATACTATGCATGTGACCGCGCCTGCTCAAAGCTGCAGGAAATACGCAAAAAGGACAGAGATAAAAAGGCTGAAGCCGACGCCAAAGCCGCTAAAGTTAAGCAGAGCAAACTGCAGACTGAAATCAGAGCATCCTGTGCAAGGCTCGCCCGTGCAGCAGATGCCGCCGAGCTCTCAGATAATTTCACCATCAAAATGTCAGATATTTCGCATTCATTGGGCAAAATCCGCAGTTATGCAAAGGGCGAATTCGGCAATTCTAATTTTTATGAAAACGACTTTGCTCCGACCGCAATACGCAATTATCCGGAGCTTTGCAAAGCACTAAAATGTTCCGCCGATTATCTTGCAGGGCTTACGGACGACTTGAATCCTGCGCCTGCGCCCACAGAACCTGCATCGGCGCCCATAGAAGCTGAACCCGCAGTTTCGGGCTTGCCGAAAATTCAAACGGGCAGACCTGCGGCATCGGGACTCTTCGCTGGAAAGTTCGAGTGTGAGGGGCATGTAATGAAAAAGCTCGCGTATTACTATTCCCCAACGGATAAGTTTTATTTCGATAAGACTCATGGCACCAGCATAGATGCAAATTGCGTCGGCTGGATTCGCCTGCCCGATGAGTTTTGAGGTGAGCGAGTGAGAATGGTAGATTATGACTATTTGATAGACAGTGTGAAGAAATGCCCATCACTAAAGGGCAATATTGTTTTTTTCAAAAGTTTAAGAACAATTGATGCCGTTAAGGTTGTTCGGTGCGAGAAATGCAGTCATCATACCGATGAGGAAATAGGGATGGTTTACTGTCCTAATATTGTTGGCGGTTGGGTGAGTAATGATTTTTACTGCAAAGACGGGGAACTGTGTCATAAAGGCATTCCGTGGTTAGTCCTTCACACACCCACGCTGACGGATGATGCTGAAGCGATTTGGCGATGCATTATGGACTAACCCAAATTATTTTCCAAATATTCATCTGGATTTGAGCAGGGAGTTTCAATTCCGTTAATTACACGGATGTGATACCCTGGATAAGCTCCGCGCTTTATCCAGTCCACAAACTCGGGACGCACCATATAAAGGTTAAGCTTCGGGTCATAGAAAAGAATATTTCGTCCCATCTCTTCTTTCTTTATGACTTCTATGTACTTGTCGCGGTAAACTTCATCTGGCAAAAGCATGAGTGCACCTCCGTAATAGTTTTTTGTCTTGCCTCTCTTACTGTGGCACAGGTTGACCGCCCGTTATCACACACTTTCAAAAATTACCTGCAAACAATTTTGCTAACAAATTCAAAGGGAATGAGGGGCTTTTGCCTCTCATTCCTGCATTTAGGAGGATGATATTATAGCTAAAACTAAGAGACTCAAAACGGTAACCGCAGGCAGGCTTGTCCATGCTGTGTGCTACCATCAGGCACTTGTATCCGACTCTCCGAAGGCGAGACAGGCTAAAAGCAAGTGCTCATCCCTTGCGAGACAGAAGATGAATTTCCGCTATGCCTATCAGAAGCTTCAGCTTCAGCTTGCGGCAAACTTCAGCAAGGGCGACCTCTGGGTAACCTTCGGCTATGACGATGCTCACCTTCCTAAAAACCGCAAGGAAGCCAAAAAGCAGATTGCCGCATTCTTTGACCGTCTGCGCAAGAGCCGAAAGCTTGCAGGCAAGGAGCTTAAATATGTGTATGTAATCCACGAGCTGCAGGACGACGGCAGCAGAAGACTGCACCACCATTTAATAATCTCCTCCACGGGCGCGGGTGACTATGATGAGATTCGTTCTCTGTGGACTAACGGCAGCAATGTGGAGATATGCAGGATTGCAGACTCGGCGCATTACTCATATGACGACTTCCTTGAACTTGCCCAGTACCTTGTCCGTGAGCGCAATCCCGATGCCAAGCCCACGGCAGTGGGTGACAGAGGCTGGTGCAGCAGCCGCAATCTTGCAAAGCCCGAGGTTCACTCTGAAATGGTGGATGAGAACATCACGGTGACAGCTCCTCCGGGCGCGTACATAATAGATACGGACAGCAAGCGCAATGAGTACGGCGTATTCGATTACATTGTTTATCTGCTTCCCGAGCGCCCGAAAAAAGAATAGAATACTTATATTTTCTGTCTTGGGGTTGTGTATATCTTTAGGTATTAATATTGAGAAATTTGAGGTGAAAGTATTGCAAACGCAGCGCAAAACGGTTATACTGAGAATTGACAGAGGACGTGCCGTGTGCCCGGTATGCGGCAGACGGATGCAGGTTGAAATCCTGCCCAGCACCGTCCTGGTGGACTTCCCACTATTCTGCAAAAAATGCGGCCAGACGACGGTCGTTCATACTGAGAGCCTGAGCCGAATGAGCCTGAGCTGATTAACAAGCACTTATGTGTATGTTGGTCAGCTCAGGCTTTTTCTTTTCCCGGAGGAAGGATGGAATACAAAGGCAAACGCTGGGAGCATAAGCGCGGTGAAGCTTTTGTGCGTGACGTTTATCTGTGCCGCGAGTGCCTGCGATACGGCAAGCACCGCGAGGCAAGCACCGCGCATCACGTCTGGCCTGCAGATGAATATCCCGAATATGCGTACTGCCTGTGGAACCTGCTGTCGCTGTGCAGCAAGTGCCACAATGCCATGCACGACAGAAACACAAATAAGCTCACAACACTCGGGCTTTACTGGAAACGAAGAACAATCCCCCCCTCGAAAAAATCTTAAAAGCAAATCCTTTCGGGACCGATGGGAGGAGCTTTATCCATGTGCGGAGAGTTTTTCGGCGAGGGGGTTCGCGCAGGACAAATTATGCCGCGTGCGCAGCGGAAACCATGATTCGCACGCGCAGGGGCAAACCGTGAAAAACTGCGGTATTTGCCCCGAAAACGAAGAAAAAGGAGGCGCAGGATGGGTAAAAAAGAAGATGACATCCGAGCAAATATGCGCCTTGCCGGTACCTACAACGAGGCTTTTGAACCCGTGATACGGATGCTGGCAAAAACACAAACCGAGCTTTCGAAGGCGGAAAAGCTGTGGCGCTCCGAAGATGGCGGCAACGGTGAATTCGTTTCGGAATATACCAACAAGGCAGGCGCTACCAACGCCGTTAAAAACCCGTACTATGCAGTCGTTGAGGACCTCAGAGCAGATATCCTGTCCATATCAGGGCAGCTCGGCCTAACCCCCCAAGGTCAGCGCCGTGTTATGGGCAACGGTAAGCTCAAGTCCGACAAGAAGAACAATGCCCTTGCGGATGCGCTGGCGGCGGCTGCGAAGAAAGCGGGGAAGACGTGACCGAGCGCCTGCCGGCATGGCCCGTCCCTATGGCTATGTCAGAGAATGCGGCCGTGGTAATGAAATACGCCATTGACCGCGCCGAGGGTAATATCTCTGCCTGCTCGGAGATACAGCAGAGCTGCCGGCGCTTCCTGCGCGACCTGCAGGATGAGCGCTGGGAGTTCCGGGCATCCGAGGCAGAGTATGTCATCAACATCATTGAGACGACTCTATGCCACGAGAAGGGCGAAGCGATTGACGGCACTCCACTGCGCGGTACTCCGTTTCTCCTGCTGCCGTACCACAAATTTTGCATTTACAACATCCTCGGTTTTTACCTCAAGGGTACGAATGAGAGGCGCTTCAAGGAAGCCTTTATCTTCGTACCACGAAAGAATGCCAAGACCACCTTTGCCGCCAGTGTTGCATGGGCGCTGTCCCTGGTCATGAGCAGAGCCGGCGGCACGGTTTACATCGTCGGCGCCGCACTGAAGCAGGCCGTCGAGAGCTTTAACTTCCTGAAATACAACATTGAGCGCCTGGGGCTCTCCTCGGAGAACTGCGCAGACGGCGGCTTCCGCATTCTGGACAACAACGCCGAGCACAGTATCTCGGGCGAAATAGGCGAGGGCTTCGTGAATATCTTCGCCCTGGCATCCAATCCCGACGGGCAGGACTCCTTCAACGCACCGATTATCCTCGCCGATGAGCTGCACGCATACAAGACCGCAAAACAGTACAACGTCCTGAAGGAGGCAACTCAGGCATATACAAACAAGCTTGTCATGGGCATCAGCACCGCAGGTGACCGCGAGAACAGCTTCTGCGGCTACCGTCTGAGGTACTGCAGAAAAATCCTCAGCGGTACCGTGACCAGCGCCGATGCAGACCAGCTGTTTATCTTCATTGCCTGCGCCCCTGCGGACGAAGGCGGCGATATAGACTACACAAACCCCGAAGTGCAGCAGATGGCAAACCCCGCCTACGGGCAAATCATACGCCCCAACGACATTATGAACCGTGCGCTGGAGGCGCTGAACGACCCGCAGCAGCGAAAGGATTTCTTTGCAAAGTCCCTGAACGTGTACACCGCCTCTTTGAAGGCGTACTTCAAGATTGATGAGTTTCGGGCATCGGACTCCAAATACAACTGGACTCTGGCTCAGCTGGCGAAGCTTCCTATCCGCTGGTACGGCGGCGCCGACCTCTCTAAGCTCCATGACCTCACTGCAGCCTGCCTGTACGGCACATACAAGGACGTGGACATTATCATCCCGCACTGCTGGTTCCCCATCGTGGCAGCGGCGGCGAAGGCGGATGAGGACAACATTCCTCTGTTCGGCTGGCGGGACGATGGCTGGCTCACCATGAGCAATGACAAGTCGGTGAATCATGCCGAGATAGTCAACTGGTTTATTGCCATGCGGAAAATGGGCTTTCGCATTTACGAGGTCGGTCATGACCGTAAATTCTGTCGAGAATACTTCACGGCAATGAAGAAGGCGGGCTTCAAGGTGGTTGACCAGCCCCAGTACTTCTACAAGAAGTCCGAGGGCTTCCGCCACATCGAGCATAAAGCCAAGAACGGCGAATTGTATTATTTGCACGCCGAGCCATATGAGTACTGCGTCCAGAACGTCCGCGCCATAGAAAAGACCGACGATATGGTGCAGTACGAAAAGATTGAAGATACTCTGCGCATTGATGTTTTCGATGCAAGCGTTTTCGCCTGCATCCGAAAGCTTGAGAACGATGAAAAAGCCGGAAAATACAGCGGCTGGTTCGATAAGGAGGAAAAACCTGTTGAGTAAGAAAAAGAAACCAAGCCATGCGCCCCCCGCAAATACACGAAACGCAAACTCCGAAGCTCTCGCAATGCTGGTGGGTATGAGCGATTCCTTATCCGTCAGCGGGTACCGCCGCTTCTATGACTGCCCTGAAATTGCGGCAGGCATTGATGTTATCGCAGGGCTTGTCAGCTCCATGACCATTCGCCAAATGGAAAACACGAAAAACGGTGACGTGCGTGTGAGGGATGCGCTGGCTAAGAAAATCGACACTAATCCCTATTCCCTCGGCACCCGTTCCTCATGGGTGAAGTGGATAGTCCGCTATATGCTGGGTCCCGGGGACGGCAACGCCTTTGTCCTGCCCGTAATGAAAGACGGGCTGCTGGACGATTTCCCCCCGATGCCCGGGGCGAGCTACCACTCCGACGGCGATTCCTACAAGGTTGTTTGGAAGGGCAAGGTCTTTACCCCCGATGAGGTTCTTCATTTCGTTGACAACCCCGACATGGACGAGCCCTGGCACGGCACAGGTCCCCGCATTGCGCTGCGGGACGTGACGGATAACCTCAAGCAGGCCGCCGTCACCAGAAACGCCTATATGTCCGACAAGTGGCGTCCGCCCCTCATCGTCAAGGTTTCAGGCGACTCCTCCGAGTTTGATAGCGCAAAATCCCGCCACAAATTCGCCGAAGAATATCTGCAAACGCAGGAACACGGCGAGCCGTGGATTATCCCGGCAGACCTCCTGGATGTTGTGACGGTGAAGCCCATGAGCATTGCCGACCTTGCAATCAACGAGGCTGTGCAGATTGACAAACGCACCGCCGCAAGCATTCTGCAAATCCCTCCCTTCCTTCTGGGTGTCGGAGATTTCAACGAGAAGGCATACAACAACTTTATCCGCACCCGAGTCATGCAGCTCGCCAACACAATTCAGCAGACGCTGACAAAGCAGATTCTTGTGTCGCCTACGCGGTATTTCAAGCTGAATCCCCGTTCTTTGTATGCGTACAGCCTCAAGGAGATGGGCGAGCTGGGCAGAGCGATGCACGCCCAGGGACTCATGGACGGCAACGAAGTCCGCGACTGGATAGGTCTTGACCCCCGAAAGGGGCTTGATGAGCTTGTCATGCTTGAGAACTACATCCCCGCCGACAAGCTCGGCGACCAAAAGAAACTCATTCAAAACGAGGAGGATGATAAATGAACCCTGATGCACGAACCGGAAGGCAGATACGCAGTCTGTCTCAGCAGTTTTCTGTTCGCTCCGAGGGCGAGGACATCTATATCGAAGGCTATTTCGCCGTGTTTAACAGCCCCTACGAGCTGTGGCAGGGCGCTTCGGAGATTGTTAAGCCCGGAGCATTCACCAATACCCTTGGGGGCGACATACGCGCCCTAATCAATCACGAGACCCGTCTTGTAATCGGGCGCACCGTAGCGGGTACGCTTGAGCTCAGAGAGGACGCTCACGGTCTCTGGGGAAGAATCAAAATCAATAGAAACGACATTGACGCCATGAACCTCTATGCGCGCGTCCAGCGCGGTGACGTCAATCAGTGTTCCTTTGGTTTCGATATAACGAGTGAAACCTTTGTTGATAACGGCGACGGTACCGTCCGCTGGGAAATCAACTCGGTTGAGCTTTATGAGGTTTCCGTCGTGACATTCCCTGCCTACGAGGAAACCGCAGTTGCAGCCCGTCATGCTGACCTCAAAACGATTGCCAGTCGCAAAGGCGAAGCATGGCGCGAAAAAATGTTAAAAAAACTGAAGGGAGACACAAATGGCACTTAAGGTACTTATGCTCCGCAAAAAGCTGGAGACCGCGAAGGCAAAGCTTGCTGCCCTGCGTGAGGCTCGCAAGAGTATCGAAACCCGCAGCGCAGAGCTTGAAGGCGATATTGCGGAAGCAAAAACAGAAGAAGAGCAGGCAGTCGTTGAGACTGCTGTCAATGAGCTTGAGGCAGAGGACGCCGCAAATGCTGCGGCAATCGCCGAGGCTGAGGCTGAGATTCAGCAGCTTGAGAGCGAGATTGCCGATACCGAAGCCAAGGCCGCTGAAGCTCGCAGTGCAAACCCTGCACCCCGCGAAAACGAAAACAATTTTGAGAGGAGAGATACCCCCATGAACGAAACTATCGCCCCTGCGGCGCTTCGCCGCAATCATTTCGGCATGAACCGCCGCCAGCGTGTGGAATTCGCCAACCGTCCTGAGAACAAGGAATTTGTTGCCCGCGCTCGCACCTTCCTGACCGAGCGCAGAAGCGTAACCGGTGCCGAGCTTGCCATTCCCACCGAGACGCTGGAAATCATGCGCGACAATATGCACCGTTACTCCAAGCTCATCGGCTATGTAACTCTGAAGAAGCTCAAGGGCAAAGCCCGTCAGAATGTCCTCGGCACCGTTCCCGAAGCAGTATGGACAGAGGCAGTCGGTGCCCTGAACGAGCTGAACTTTAGCCTCAGCCAGATTGAGGCAGACGGTTTCAAGGTCGGCGGTTTTGTAGCTATTCCCAACAGCTATATTGAGGACAGCGATGTCAATCTGCTGTTCGAGATTATGGACATGTCGTCTCAGTCAATCGGTCTGGGAATCGATAAGGCGATTGTATACGGTACCGGCACCAAGATGCCCGTGGGCATTGTAACCCGCCTTGCCGCTACCTCTCAGCCCACGTGGTGGGGTACTAATCAGGGTACCTTCACCGACCTGCACACATCAAACATCCATAAGCTTAACATCGGTTCTCAGTCTGGCACATCGTTCTTTATCCCCCTGCTTGAAAAACTGGGTCTGGCATCCTCCAGGTACTCCATGGGCACCAAGGTGTGGCTCATGAACGAAAGCACTCACACTACCATTTCCATCAAGGCTCTTGCCTTCAATGCCGCAGCTGCTCTGGTAGCCGGCGTTACGGGCACTATGCCCGTTCTCGGCGGCGACATCATCGAGCTGCCCTTTATTCCCGCAGGCGACATCATCGGCGGCTACATCGACCTATATCGGCTCTATGAGCGCTCTGGCACTGTACTCAAATCCTCTGAGCACGCAAAGTTTATTCAGGACGAGCTCGTGTGCCTCGCCGAAGCAAGGTATGACGGCAAACCTGCCCGTGGCGAGGCTTTTGTTGCCGTAAACTTCAACAACACCGATGTTACCACTGCCCCCAGCTTCGCAAGCGATACCGCAAACACCGTTGTTACCACGGATGATGACGACGATGATGACGATACCGCAGGCGGCGGCAGCAATACTGAAGGCGGCGGCGGTAGCGGCGGCACCGTCGGCTAAGCGAGGTAACGAGTATGGCTAAGACTGACGCAAAAACCTATGAGGTTATTTCAACAAAAGGTCTCAATCTCCGCACAGGTCCCTCCCGTGAATACGGCTCAGTTCAGGTGCTTGAGTGCGGCACCAAGCTCACCCCTGTGGAGATTCCTGCGGGCGTTGCAGTCTCCGGCTGGATGCCCGTCAAGGTCGGCAGAAAGTGCGGCTGGGTAATGAGCAAATACATTGCCCTCGTAGAAAACGCCGACGGCGCCGCTGTCTGATATGTCCGGGACATACAGCTACGCCTCGATTCTCGCCCTTGCAAAGCTTGACCTCGGTATTTCGCATAACCAGAAGGATGACCTGCTGAAGCTTTCGATTTCTGCGGCAGCTCATGAGCTTACCCGCATCGGGATTGTTCTTGACCTCGATGACGAAGGGGACCAGCTTTTGCTTGAGATGGCTGCGGTGCATAACTACAGTCACCCGAAGGACCAGCTTGAGGCTTATCCGAAGTACCTCAGAAGAAAAATCAACAATCGGCTGCTTTCGCAGAAAATGCCGGTTGAATATTAAAACGCAGAGGTGTTCGATTCGAACACCTCTGCTGAAAGGGGGTCTGTATGTACGACCAGGTCTTGACACTTATTGCGCGGGGCGACGATACCACCGATTCTGCAGGTGACCGTGTCGTTACCCAGCAGCGCCGTACAGTATTCTGCGATGAACACAGCATAGGAAGCAATGAGTTCTGGCAGTCGCAGGCTGACGATTTGAAGCCCGAATACAAGCTCGTGCTTGCAGACTTCCTCGATTATGGCGGAGAGCAGCTTGCCGAGTACAAGGGCGAGCTGTTCAAAGTCATCCGCACTTATCGGGTCAGCGGCAGCAGCGAAACCGAAATCACAATCGGAAGGCAGGTGAACCGAGGATGAGCGTTCCGAAGAGCGTAGTCCGATTTGACCGTAACGGCGTCAAATATATAAGCAGCGTAGATAAGGTGCAGTATCTCATTCAGGAGCTCACCAGGGCAGCTCTGCGCGACGTGGGCAGGTTCGTTTCCCGCACCTGCAACACCGAGGCTATGAAGCTGCCGGGCATGAAGAAAAGCCGCCGTGTGCGCGGCAAGTCCTCCGCCTTCCAGTACTGGGTGCGGAAGAAGGAGGGCGACCTTCAGGTCGGTATTAAGCACGGCACATGGTACGGCGAGGAACAGGAGCTTGGCACCCACAAGCAGCCGAAGCGCGGAATACTGCGAAACGCCGTTTACAACAACATTTCAAAAATTGTGGAAATCGAAAGTCAGTACCTCAGCGGGCTTGAGAGCGAGGCTCGGGCGCTGAGTATGATTGACAGCGAGGACGAATATCAGGGAGGAGCTGACGACGATTGAGTAAAACCTATGACCTCAGAAAGCTGATTAAGACTCAGCTCGATACTGTTGAGGGTGCGACCTACCACCGCAGGGCATCTGCAGATGAGGATTTCCCGTATAAGGTCTATACCCTTGAAAGCGTTGAATGCCCGGACTCGTCACGTGACCTTTATGACCTGTGTGTGGATATTTGGGGCGATTCGTCGGATGCTCAAGACCTTGACGACCTGGGAGACGAAATCGAAGCGCTTTTCAACAGCGTAAATCTTCCCCAGACAAACATTCTACCCACCTTCTTCAGAAGCTCGCGCTACTACGTTGAAGACCCTGATAAGGACCTATTACATCTGCAGCTGCACTTTGATGTGCAGCTCTACGAAAGGAGCTAATAATGGCAAAATACACAGGTGCTGGCAAAATCCTTGATTCCGATTATAAGTATCTCAAGTATGTCGGCAAGACAAAGAGCAATTCGCCTGTCAAAATCGAGCTTATTAATGCCTTCTGCCGCAGCAATCCCGACTGGAAGTTCGAGGAGAAGAATGACACCGTCCCCGAAATTGAGTTTGAGGGCTGCTATGACGATGCAGCACTCGAAGCTGGCAATTATGACGAGCCCTGGCGCATTGACATTGCCGACAATTTAGCGTCGGGCAATGCCGAAATACTTCTCGGTGTCGGCAAAATCTATGTCGGAGAGCTTGCGCCGCAGTATTCCGCGACCAAGACCTATGTCCTCAATGACCTTTGCATGAGGGACTGGACTCTGTATAAATGCAACACCGCCATCACGGGCGACGGTGAAGAGTGGACAGCGGCGCATTGGACGGAGATTCCTCCGACCTGCATCGGACTCACCCGCGGAGGCGGTTCCTTCAGCGTTGAAAAGACCTTCCGCGAGATTAACGCCGACAATGACCCCGGTGCAGTCATGGGGCGCATGGAGCAGACGGGCGCCAGAGCAAAGCTCAAATTCAACGCTCTGCAGTGGCTCACCAAGCTGCCCAATCTGTACTCTGGCATTAAGACCGTTACAAGCGAGTAAACAAGAATAGCGCAGCGGCACAGCTGCGCTATTAACCTATAGGAGGAAATTATGAGAAAGCTGAAAACCTGCGACATTCCTGCATTCTGCAGGGTTGTCAAATCCCTTGATATTAAGGAACGTCTCCGCACTGCCGCCGCTGCGTTCAGCGATGAAGGCAGTGAGGGCGATGAGGATATTACATGGAATGTGGGCTTTGAGCTCGTCTGGGGACTACTTGATAAGGCTTCGGATAAAGCTTTTGAAGAAGTCGTTTACGAATTCTTTTCGGGTCCCTTCGAGTGTACACCCGAGGAGTTTGCAAACCTCGATTTGGATGAGCTTGCCGAAGGTATTCACCATATCGTCACGGAAAATGACCTGAGAAGTTTTTTCAAATTTGTGCAGAAGGCGATGAAATAGAAATAATCGACCTTCTGCTTCACCGTTATCACAACATTGAGTATGTGATGAGTCTTGATATCGGGCGAGGAATTGCACTCATAAACAAAGCTCGTGAGCAGGAGCGCGACAATCGATTTTTTGCCCAGTGGGTCGTGCAGCTCCCCGCCATGGGCCGCGATGACTTCGTGAGCTTCAGCGAGTATAAGGACATGCTTACGGGTGCAAACATCGATATGCGCTCCACGGCAGTCATTATGGCAGAGCTCGATGATATTGAGGCACAGCTTGAAAGGAAAGGAGATGAGGCTTAACGGCGCTTGAGATATTTCGCCTTATCGGCAGTGTATTTGTAGACACAGATAAGGCAAATGATTCGTTATCAAAGACCGACAGCAAAGCTAAGGGCATCGGCAAAACGCTGCTCAGCGGTATTGGCACTGCTGCTAAGTGGGGCGCGGGCATTGTAGCTGCAGCAGGCTCAGTCGGAGCTGCAATGTACGGGCTCGCAACCAAATCCGCTGAAGCCATGGACGAAATCGATAAGGGCGCACAGAAGGTCGGTATATCGACCACAGCTTATCAGGAATGGTCGTATGTCCTCGGCCAGAACGGTGCCGATATATCCAAGCTTGAGACAGGCATGAAAACCCTTCTGTCCTCCATGGATGCTGCAGCAAGCGGCACAGCATCTGCTCAGGAGCGCTTTGATGCTCTTGGAATCTCGGTAAAAGATGCAAACGGTAACCTGAAGGACCAGGAAACCATGCTCAATGAAACACTGTACGCCTTGGCGAGCATGGAGAACGGTTCCGAAAAAGCACGTCTTGCCACGGAGCTCTTCGGCAAAGCGGGTGTTGAGCTTATGCCCATGCTCAACAACGGCTCGGATGAAATGGCGGCGTTGACTGAAAGGGCTCACGAGCTCGGTCTTGTAATGTCAGAGGATGCCGTAAGCTCTGGCGTGCTCCTCGGCGATACTATAGACGACGCCAAGCAGAGCTTTTCAGCAATCATATCAAAAATCGGCGTTGAATTCATGCCGATTGTGCAGCAGGGGCTTGACTGGGTCATTGCCCATATGCCCGAGATTCAAGTATTTGTTACCGAGGCTCTGTCAACCATAGGTACAGTCCTTAAGGAGCTGGCGCCCGTAATTAAAGTTATTTTCGAGATTGCGGGTGAGCTGTGGAATACAGTGCTTAAGCCTGTCCTGATGGGCATTGTAGCCTTTATCAAGGGTATTTTTACCGGCGATATTAAAGGAGCCTTTCAGGGGCTCATAGATGCCTTAGCGGGCATTTGGGCTGGGCTTGAATTAATTCTGAAAATTCCCTTGAATGCAGGAATCAAGCTCATAAACAAATTCATTGACGGCATCAACAAGATTAAGATTCCCGACTGGGTTCCCGGTATCGGAGGTCAGGGACTGACTATTAACAAAATCCCCCTTTTGTATAACGGCGGCGTTCTCGAAAAGGGACAGGCTGGCTTCATCGAGGGCACAGGCGCCGAGGCTGTTGTGCCGCTGCACAACAACAAAAAGTGGATAAGCGCTGTGGCGCAGGATATGAACTCCTTACTCGGAGGCAGCTCAGAGGACACACAGGCGATTTTGGACAAGCTGGACAAGAATATTGCGCTCCTTGAGAAAATCTCCAAAATGAAGCTCTACCTCTCAACAGGCGAGCTTGTAGGCGCACTTGTAGACCCCCTCGACAAAGAGCTGGGGCATTCTGTAGTGATTAAGCAAAGGACGGCATTAGCATGATAAAACGAAATTTCGCAATAAGGCTCCACGGTTCACCGACATGGTATATCACCGGTGTGACTACACTTGTGGCGGGCATTATCGCCACAAAAATTGATGTGCCGAAGGCAGAGCCTAAGACAAACTATTTTGACATCCCCGGGAGAGACGGCGAGCTTGACAGAAGTGAGGCCTTCGGAGCTGTGTTCTATAAGTCCAGAACAATTACCCTGTCCTGCAGCGTGATGCGCGGCTGCACCTTCGATATGGATTCCTTTGCGGCGCTGTTTGCCGGGCAGAAGGTGGATATCATTGACTGCGTCACAGGCGGCTCCATCCCCGCGAGCGCCTACTATTACACCGGGCGTCTCTCTATACAGAATGACGATGCCCTTGACAAGCTCCGCAGCTTCGAGCTGTCGCTGAAGGCTGAGCCCTACAGCTATAAGCTATCAGCCAGCCAGAAGACAATTGAGCCGACCATGGCATCCATGGAGTACATACGTCTCTTCAATATTACGCCCGAGACGTCAGATTTGGGCAACGTTGCAGGCTACGCATACAACGATTACCGCACCGTTATTTACGGCCCCAACGGTGAGGGTCAGTCCGCAATATGGAAGTATGCAGTAACCGCAGGGCACAGCTATTCGCTTTCCATAGACAGCTACGGGCTTGTGGTGGAAATCAAGGATTCCGACGGTGATGCGTATAACCCCGACAGCTTCACGGCAACGGAGGGCTATATCTACATCCATGTCACCCGCCTGAGACCGTATTCCGCTTACATCGAGATAAGCATTGCAGAGAGTCAGAACGTGGAGACGGTGACTGTGAATCGGTTTACAGAGCTTCTGTTTTGCAATCCTAACCCCGCAAATGTCGTTCTGGCAGTTATTAACGGGCGCGTGGTGCTGCTCCGCCAGACAACGGGCAATGAGCCAACGGAGGCAGACCCGCAGCTGTATCTCTCCCCGGGAGCGAACACCATAGCAGTGCTCAGCTCGCAGGCGCAAAACTCCGCAGTTAAGCTTGCGTGGGTGGAAGGGAGGCTTTGATGTTTCTTCTTTACAGCGACAAAAAGCTTTTCGGTATGCCTGCCCTTGACAGGTATGCGTATCTCGACGGCGGCTACGACTGTGAGCTGAACACCGCCGATGTGCTGAGCTTTATCCTCCCCCAGGACCATCCGTTTTCTGAGGACATTATGCCGAGGGCGAATGTCATAAAGCTCACCAGCGACAACACAACGCGCTTCATCGGCGATGTTGTATCAAAGACGACGGATATAACGGGCAACACGAAGTTCACCTGTCAGGGCTGCCTGGCGTGGCTGAATGACATCGCAATCGTGCGAGCCGCCTTCACCGGGACGGTGGCGGGATATGTGCAGTATCTCATGAACGCATACAACGCCGAGTGCGCGGAGAGCCGCAGAATCATTCTCGGAACTGTAAATGTCCCCGGGAATATCGTAGTCAACAACGAAATCGAAATGCACACCGTATTCGAGCTCTTTGCAACGCTTATTTCCACTCGCGGCGGATATATCTTTATCCGCTACGACGGGGATTTGATTTATCTGGACTATCTGACCTCGAAGGGCAGAACCTCCGGGCAGCCCATTGCCTTCGGTAGCAACATGATTGACCTTGAGAACCTCATCGATGCAGCCGAGGCCGTGACTCGCATCTATCCCTACGGGCGCAATGGCCTGGACATTTCCTCTGTCAACAACGGATTGACATATGTGGAAAACTCCGCGCTGAAGGAGCAGCTCGGCGGCTTGGTGGTGTCCAAGATTGTTGAGCTGGATACGGAAAGCCCGGCGGAGCTTCTTGCCTATGCAAATGAGTGCGCAGCGGCGGCAGCAGTATTCAAGCAGACTGTGCAGCTCTCATCCATAGACCTGTCCCGATACGACATTTACGTTGATTCCATCGAGCTGGGTGACCTTGCGAGGGTGTATTCCCGCGTACACGGGCTGGACACCGTTATGATGGTATCCAAAATGCACATTGGTTTGTCAGACGACAGCAGCGACAGAGTGACCTTGGGTGAAGCTGTCTCAACCATGAGTGGATTGATGTCCATGAGCTCAAATGCGCTGAGTGCGACTGCAGATTATATCCTGAGCAGCGGCGAGCGTTCGGGCTGGAACTATATCAAATACGCATCGGGAATGTACGAATGCTGGAGGCGGTTTGCCGTGAATACAGTCCAGTGTAATGTCGCTTTCGGCGAGGGTTACAGGACGGCGTTCATCACGATGCCTGAGTACCCCTCAGTGGCGTTTATCGAGCCTCCGTATGAATTCATTAGCTTCGAGACCTATTCGGGTACAGGCGCCCAGCGCTGGCCCAGCGGAGCTGAGGGAACCACTGACGCGGCGAGGTGCACACGTCCTCCCGCACAGGCGCTTACAAGACCGACTTCGGGCGCAGTCACGGGCGTTTTCAATATTCGCTCAGTGGGCAGATGGAAATGAGGTGACTAAATGATAAAGATAACTGTCTCGGGGACAGCAATCAGCGGAACAGGCGCTGAGGTGTTTGCCGAGGGTAATGTCGGTACCTTTTCCGTAGAGTTTGAGTTTAACGGCTGGTCCGGTCTTACGCCGACTGCCGTGTTCAGCAACAACATAAGCAAGGTTTCTGTTCCTATTGCGAACAACACCTGTGTAATCCCGTGGGAGGTTCTCGCCGAGACATCGGAACTCTATGTGGCGGTTCGCGGCGTCGGAAATAATGGCAGCCTTGTCCGCTGCACAAAAAATCTGCATTTAGGCAAGGTGTCGCCGAGCCTCGCCGCATCCGTTGCAGCTTCGGCGCAGCCTGCCACACCCAGCGTAATCGATAACCTCACATCGAGAGTGGCTGCTCTTGAGTCAGGCGGCGGCGGCTTCGACATCCACTCTCTCACCACCGAGGACAGCATCACAGACGGAGACGAAACCCCGTTCTACGATGTTTCTGCAACAGCAAGCCGCACAACCACATGGAGCAATGTCAAGGCGAAGCTCAAGGCATACTTTGACACGCTCTATCTCGGAGCTTCGGCGTTGGCGGGCTATGCAACGCAAGCATGGGTCGAAGCCAAGGGCTATTTGACCGAGCATCAATCCCTTGCCGACTACTCCACAACCACCGAAATGAACACGGCGATTTCAGCTCACCACGATGCCACGAAGCAAGATGTCATTGCTGACCTTGCCACCATTCGAAGCGGTGCGGCGCTCGGTGCTACGGCATTGCAGGAGCATCAATCCCTTGCGGCGTACCGCACCTCGGCGGCGCAAGACCTCATCGACAACGCCAAAGCAGAACGCTTCACCGTCCACTTCACATGGCAGTTCTACGATATTCCCGCACCACTCTATGTCTACTCCGCCGACAAGACCTTTGCAGAGGTATGGGCAGCATGGCAGGCAGGCAAAATCGTGGATGCGTATTTCTCGCCTTCGTCTGCGTTGGACGATGCAGGGCAGAGATACGAGCTACGGCTTGCCAATGTATATAACAACTCGGCAAGTGACAGAGGTATGCGGTTTGTTTCCGAACGGACACCAATAGAAGACAGTGATAGCGTAATTTTGTGGGAAGTCGGCTGGACTTACAACGGCACGAATTATAATATCTATGCCGATAAAATTGTACTGCCCAATTTTAATACGGTGCAAGCTAAAGCCATTGTCAGCACCACAGCGCCTCAAACACTTGCGGATAATACAATCTACAACCTTGCCGATGTCAGCACCTTGACTCTTGCATATCCTTCGGGTGATTTCGACTGCATTATCAATCTCACCACAGCTTCAAGCGGTACAATTACGATTACATTC